GTACGCCCGCGTGTACGTCGCCGACGGCGAGGTCATCAAGGTCGTCCAGTAGGACAGCGTGAAGGGCCCGCACCGATCACGGTGCGGGCCCTTCGCTGTCGAGCTACAGGCTGGTGGTGGGTCCGCCCACCTCCGCGTTCTTGACCATGGCGCGGACCGTTGCCGGGGCGAACACCTTGCTGCGGCCGATCAGTGCCACGGCCAGCGGTGCGATGACGCCGACGAATACGAGCAGCGAGCCCTGCTGCGCCTCGGACAGGTTGAGGCCGAAGGAGACGGCAACCGCGACCGCACCGGAGAAGACGGCGGTGATGGTGCCGACGGACAGGAGTGGTTCCTTGGGTGAGCCGGGGCCCGGTGTGACGGGCGGGTTGTCTGACATCAGGTGCTCCTTGTGGCGTAGTTGGCGGCGAAGACGATCACCGTCATGAGGACGGCGAAGACGGCTCCGAGGATCGCGATCCTTCCGGTGATGTTGCCTTGCCAGATCTGCATGGCCTTGATGGTCTCGTCCAATCGGGTGATGCGGGCGTCGACGCCCGCCATCTCGACGACGTGCTCATTGCGGGGCATGAACGAGCTGGCCTGATCGGCGAGTTGCCCGCGGAACTCGTTGACTGCCTCGAAACGTCGCTCCGCCGCCACCTCGGCTTTCAGGACGGCCTCCTTCGCCGCCAGCAATGCGGTCTGAACGGCTTTCTCCGCCGCAAGGAGCGCCGCGGAAAGGGCCTTGTCCGAGGAGTCGTATCGCTGCTGGTAGCGAAGGTCCATCTCGGCGAGTAGCCGATCGTTGGCATTCTTCATCGCTGCAACGACGGCGGCTTGCGCTTCTAGCTCGCGGATGAAGTAGACGCGCAAGGTGTCGACCGTCCAACCGATACTCCCCTCTGTCTCCCCTGGCATGGCTATCAGTAGCCCATGGCCTTCCACGTCTTCGGCCCGACAATGCCGTCGGCGTCGAGGTCGCGCATTTCCTGATACCAGCGCACTCCGGCGGTGAAGGCCGCACCGGCGACGCCGTCTGGGGTGCCGGCTCGGGAGCCGATGAACCGCTGGACGAACAGGACGTCCGTGCCGCGGTGCCCGGCGGCGACCTCGTGTGCGCCGTTGGTGTGGTTCGGAACGTTCGGCTCGCCGGCCGGAGGCTTGGGCGGTGTGGTCGGCTTGGGCGGCTGCGGCAGGGACGCACGCCACTGGGCGGCGGTCAACCCGATGAGCACGGTGTAGAGCGCCCACACACCCCACCAGTCGTTGATCTCGCCGCGGATCGCGGAGATGTGCAGGTGCCACAGGTGGGAGGTGTCGGAGGACGCCGCCTCCTCCTTGTACTCGTTGTAGCCCTCAACGTGGACGTCGTTGTCCGCCTGGCCGTAGAACTCGAACACGAACAGGTCGAGCCGGGGATCCGCCTTGTTCAGCGCCGACGACAGGAGCCTGGACGTGTACTTGTCGATGTTGGTGTACTTGCCGGACTGCGCCGACCGGAAGGTGAGGTCGATGGCGGCGGCCATGTCCTTCGGCCCGAACTGGTTGATCTTGTCGCGGATCGAGTAGTTGCCCGGATAGTTCTTGCTGTTGCCTTCGCGCGTGTTGTGGAATCCGCTCTTGTTGGCGTAGATGCCGCCCAGCTCCAGGTCGTTGCCGACGTGCGCGCGCATGACCAGCCACAGCCACCACAGCGTGTCGGGTACGTGTGCCCCGGTGTTCGGCTTGGTCAGCTTGAAGTCGGGTGTCAGAAGCGTTGCCATGGCCTCAGCGTAGGCCGAGGGCCTGCCGGGCTGTCCTACGTCAAACCCTGGCCCTCAGAGCGCGTCTTCCGCGCGAACCTCCGCGGCGATCGCGGCGTAAAGCTGGGGCATGTTGATGTTGATCTGGCTGCGGGTGAACCCGCGGGACAGGAGTGCCAGCACCACCGTCCGCACGGTGGCCCGTGACGCCGGGACCGTCCAGTCGGCACGCCCGGTCAAACCGTCCAGGAATTGGTCGAGGACGTCGCCGGGCGTCGCCGACAACATCACCCACTCCCACCGGACCACGCTGTTGACGGTGGCTTGCCGGCCCAGCCCGGGCAGACCCAGGAACGTGCCCTCACGGGGCAGCGGAATCTGCTCACGGTCGACGGCAACCACCTTGCCGTTGTGCTGTTGCGTGTCGGCGGGGGAGCCCAGGGCGGCGTCGTAGATCAGGGTGACCTCGACCAGGTCGGACAGCGACATTGTTCACTCCTGCCAGGGCCCATAGATGATGGTGGCGTTGGCGGCCTGAGCGTACCCGCGGTACTCGTAGGGGACGCCGGTGATGGCCCGCCAGTCGAGGGTGACTTCTCCGGATTGGACGTCGGCAGCGATGCGAATGCCCTCGTCGGCGTTGCCTGCCAGGAGTTGAAGTTCGTCTCCGAACAGGGTGTCGCCGGCGGCGGGTGTGGCGATCTGCCCGACCGCGTATCGGACGGTGACCGTACCAGCGGGGGCAATGCCTTGGTTGCTGGCCCACACCCACGTATTCGCGACGGCGGTGAAGTCGCGTGTCACCTCGGAGATGAACGCCGCGGACACGTCGTAGAAGCGCAGCCGCAGCCGGATGGTCTTGTTGGCGTTCGGGGAGCGCACCCACCCGCGTTGTTCCCAGAGTTGCCCGGCGGTGGCGGTGTAGCCGCTGGTCTCCATGTACGGCGTCGGGGCGGCTCCGGTCGGGGTGCCCAGGATGGAGGCCGCACCTTGGTGGAATTGGGCGGTGGATCGGACCATGGTGCTGTACCCGTTGTTGGTCCAGTCGGTGGTGTTGGTTTCGAAGTTCGGGTTCGCGTTGACGATCGTGGTGGTGCCGGCCAGAACGCGGCGGCGGTACACGTCTCGGGTGGCTGTTGCGGGTTGGGTGCCGGTCGCGGCGGCCTGGGTCAGGGTGGCGTTGATTCCGCCGGAGGCGGCTGCCCCGGCGACGGTCATGATCGGGGCGACGGGCTCAACAAAGTCGACGGTGAAGTTGACGGTGCGGACAACCGAGGACAGGCCCTCGGCGTTCTTGGTTTGCAAGGTGAGCGTGCCCGCGAAGCCGTCGGGGAGGATCACCGGAACCACGTATGACAGCACGGTCGGTGTGAGTGGGGTGGGGTCGACGAGGAACCCGGAGTCGTGGACGGCGACGCTGGTGGTGGTGTTGGTCAGGGTGATCCGGTACAGGCCTTGCTCGGAGACGGTCCAGGTGGCGGTGACCAGCCCGGAGTTGAGGACCTGGGCGGCGGTCGGCGCGGTCAGAGTGGGATCGACCCTGGTGGACGGGATGACTCCGAGGCCGATCGAGTACGGGGAGGGGATGCTCGCCGCGTCCCACGTCTTCACCTTGTAGACGTGTGCCGCGTCGGCTGCGCCGCCGCCGCCGACCCACTGCCCGGTGGTCAGCGTGCGGTTGGTGGTGGCGGACACGTTCTGGATCTCGCCGGGCTGCCACGTGTTGTCGGAGGCGCGGAAGTATTCGATCGTGGCCGCGCCGATCTGCCGGGACAGCGCCCAGGAGCCTTGTGTGTCGAGCGGGTCCGGGTCGTGAAAGTCCCAGTCGAGGAGCAGCGACGAGGACACGTCGAACGCGGCTCCGTTGGTGACGACCGTGCCGGCGGTGCCGGTGATCCACGTCGGCGCGGTCGGCGTGTAGCTGACGGACACTATGTCGTTGGTGATGGTCCAGGGTGAGCCGCCGCCGGACTCGCGGTACACGTCGTAGGCGTTGGTGCCGTAGGTGGAGCGGCGCACACCCCATTCGTCGGTCAGGGGTGCTGTCGCGTTCTCGATGGTCCAGGCACCCCAGGAGGCGGTGTCTCGGATGAAGTCGATGTAGTACAGGACGCCGGTGCTGGTGCCGCGGGCGAAGACGCGCGGGTCCTTGGTGATGTGGTTGTAGCCGAGCATGTAGGCGGTGACGGCACCGGTGGTGTGGGTGGGTGTAGTGCGTACGGCAACGTTGGAGGTGTTGGCGGCGTTGCGTTCGACCAGGTCCAGCTTGGTGTTGTCGGAGGCGTTGTTACTGATGAGCACGAACCGGGTGCCGTCCCACCGTCCGGGTACGTCCCGGTTGTTGGGCCGGTTGGACAGAACGACGGTGGCCTTGGGCGGGGACTTCCAGCCGGTCTTGTAGCCCTGCCAGGTCAGCTTGATCGTGTACAGGTAGGTGAAGATTTGGAAGCTGGCCCAAATGTTCGGGGTGATCGAGGAGTAGCCGTCTCCGTTGTGTTCGACGTCCAGGCTGACGGTCAGGCCGCCGGAGTCGTTGCCGACCAGCCGGTACAAGGTGGTCGGAGAGACGAGCTTGCCGTTCTTGATGGTGGTGAACACGGAGTCGTTCTTGATGGACACACCCCAGAAGTTCACACCGGACATGGCGGTGGAGTGGAACGCCGCGGCGATCACGACGGACAGTGAGCTGTCGGGGTTCTTGTAGGCGACCAGGCCGGCGGAGTAGATGTAGTCGCGGGACGCTGCCGCCGGGCCTGAGGTGATCAGTGTTTCCCCGGACGACAGGTTGGCGGTGCCGGTCCGGATGTCGATGCGCTTGTAGTACAGCTTGTCCAGGCTGGATTCGTTGACCAGGTACGCCATGTGAATGTGGTCGCCGGCCTGGTCGATGCGAATCTCTCCGAGGTCGTACAGGTTGGCGCGGGTGATGGTGCCTTGCGATCCCCAGGAGCCGCCCTTGTCGGTGGACTTGAACAGCCCGATGGTGGTGGACCCGGTCCGGATTGCCATCCACAGGTGGCCGGTGTCGGTGGCGCGTTCCATGTTGCTGTGCGGCGGGAAGGCGAAGGCCGTGTTGCTGGTGCTGGTGGTGACGGTCGCCATTACTCGATCACCTCCGTGCACTCCAGGGTCAGGTAGTCCAGTGTGTTGACGGTGACGGTGCCGGTGCCGGACTGGCGTCGCCATCGGGGAGTGAGCAGGTAGGGCATGCCGGCGTCTTCCTGGTAGCCGCCCGGCAGTGTGGAGGTGGTGACCGCACCGGATCCGTTGATGTGCTCGCCAGCTCGGATCAGGTGGATGCGGAACAGGGTCTCATCGTAGAGAATCGAGGCGTCTTCGCTGACGACCGCAACCCCGAATTCGGCGACGTCGCCGGCGACGGTGGTGAAGGCGGAGATGTCCATGCGGATGCGGAGGCGGGTGTGGTCGCGCCGTTTGGTCATGATCAGAGTCGGGGACAGCGGCATGTCCACAAAGGCTCCGGCGGTGGTGGTGTTGGCTCCACCCCAGGCCGCGTTATACAGGTGTCCGGTGCCGAGGTTTCGCAGGCTGTAGTTGCCGACGATGATCCATTCGCCTTCGAATTTGACCAGGCCGACTCTGTCGCCGATGTCGACGATCACGGACTCGAAGCATTTGACGGGCATGGCGGTACCGGACGAGCCGTCGAATACGACGGACGCCCAGTATCGGTAGGGCTCTCCGGCGGTGTCGCCGGCTTGACGGCCCGCGACGGTGCCCATTTTGGCGGTCTTCTTGATCGCGTCCGCGACTCGGCTGTCGATCAGAGCGAGCTGTGAGGTGCCGTAATCGGGCATCAGAGAATGCTCCACTCATGCGCCATGTCGGAGCCGTTCAGGTTGAGTGACCAGGACTGGCCGACCACGTCCACCGCGGCACCGAGCTGAGGGTCGCTGACCGCGTACTTGTCGAAGTGCCAGACCAGCGGGAACGGGGCGGTGTCGATGCTGACCTTGGTGGGGATCTGCATGTCGGCGGCGATGACGCGTTGCGCGTACGCCTCCAGAGACGCCTGGTCGGCGACGTCGACACCTTCCGGGGTTTTGGTGATGGTGCGGCCGCCGCGGGCCTCGACCGACGTCTCCCCGCGATCCTCATTGATGTACTCGTACCGTCCGTTGCCGTCCACAGGTTGCGTCTCGGTGACGTTGGACTGGTAGAACACCCACCGGTTCGGAGCGTCGTAGAAGTCTCTGGACCGCTTGCGCCGTTGGGTCAGGAGTGTGTTGGCGACGTCGGCGGTCAGGTACCACTCGGGGGGGCGGAACAGCGGGGCGGTGTAGGCGTGACAGCGGAGCGCACCGTTCCAGTCGGACCAGATCCCCGAGTAGCCGACCCCGGCAAGAAGGTCGTTGACCACCTGAAGCCAGGTCGGGTTCTCGTCCAGCGAGTACACCTTGGGGCTGGCCAGGATACGCGCCGACGCGTCTTGGTCGATGACGTAGCGGGTGACACCTCGTTCCAACAAGATCTGTTCCACACGTGCCAGGTAGGCAACCCCGGTGTCGACGTGGTAGTCGTCGCCAATGTAGTCGTCGAGGATCGAGAGCACGTCGTATCCGGTGGCGTCCCACGTCGGCGGCTCGGCTTGCATGTCCTCTTCGGGGGTGTCGACGAAGTACGCGCCCAGGTAGAACACCATCGTGGTCAGGGCGGTGGCGGTGGAAGAGATCGGCCCGGTGAAGGTCATGTAGGGGCGGACGATCGTGTTGCCCCAGTCCAGGGCGGCGTCGAGGGACAGGGTGCAGGTTCCGTGCAGGGTGGCGAAGTTGGATCGGCCGACGGTGCACTCCGACATGAACTCGGAGAAGTCGTCGAGAATGTTGCCGTCCATGTCGATGAGCTGCAATCCCATGTCGGTGTTGAACGACGGCGAGTTTTCGATCAGGTACGCCACCTGTGCGGCGGTGAAGCCGGCACGCGGGCCGTCGGTCGGCGGCTGCATTAGACCCCCTCGACGACGTCGACCTGGTTGATGGTGATTCCGGCCCGGAACCGGTTGTTGGGGTCGGTGTACAGGATGGCGGGGATGACCTCGGATACGGCGACGTCGAAGAAGGTGCCGTACATGGATTGGCCGCGGTGGTCGCGGGCGAAGACGGTCACACCGGACGACAGCCATTCGCGGAGCTGGGCGATGTCGTCCAGGGTCAACTCGACCAGAGTGAACGACCAGTGCCCGGCGGTGCCCGTGGAGCCGACGGCCCGTTGCCGGCCTCCGGCGTAGGTGCGAATCTCGCCGCGGACGGTGTAGGACTGGCCGCGGTCGGGTGCGGTGTACCAGCCGAACGACTCTGCGGTCACGACGGATGTGAGCCACATCCGGGTGAGCTGGATCAGGGCCACGTGTCACACCTCCTCGGGTCAGCCTACGCAAACGCCGGGCGACGGCCTGCCTGTCGTGCGGCGACACGTGTCGCCGGGACGGTGCCGAGGAGGGCACGACCGACGGTCTCCCCGACCGCGGGGGCGAGAACCTCCAGCAAGTCGGCGATCCGGGCCAGCAGAGCTGTCTGCTCGTCTCTGTCCCCGGCGGCGGTGACGTGCTCGGTCCGGCCGGAGCCGTTGTAGCCCAGGGTGCCGGACGGCCAGTAGCCGCCCATGTCGTAGGAGCGGGGTCCGCCGGCGGACAGGTATCCGCCGTTCCGCATGGCGATGTGGATGTGGTTGCGGTGCGCTTCCATGAGGGCGTTGTTGAACGAGCCCTTGTTCCGGCCGCGGGTGTAGGCGTAATCCCGGTTTCGTGTGCGGTGGATGAGTTCCAGCGGGTTGCGGGTGCTGAGGTAGGTGGCAAGAGCGTCCTGGTTGAAGCCCATCCAGTCGACAGCCCGACCCGACCCGTGCCACTTCGGGTCGCCCGGCCGGTAGGCGTTACCGAATGCGCCGGAGATCGGCCCGGTGGATCGGATCATCGCGACGACACCGCGCCACACACCCGAGTCTCCGCGTTGCGCGCCCGGCGACGACGGCCATGCCCCGAACGCTCCGGAGCCGCCTCCGCCGCCCGAACCGAACAGGCCCTTGGCCTTGTTGACGACAGCGTCGATCAGGCCCTTACCCATGCCGACGAGCATCTTCGCGATGCCGCTGTCACCGAAGCGGCTGATCACGTCGTTGATGCCGCCGCCGAGTCCTCGGATGAACTTGGCGGGATCCTTGAAGAAGTCGAGGATGCCGCCGACCAGGCCGCCGTCGGCGAACCCGTCAGCCGAGTTGATCGCGTGGAGCAGGGGCAGGTTCTTGCTGGTCTGCCGGGCGTTGACGATGAACTCCCCGGTGGCGACCTTCATCAGGTTGCCGCCGGGGCCTGCGGCCAGCATGTTGTCCTCGGCTGATTCGGGTCCGGGGATGCGGCCGCCGCCGGCGAAGCCGGGAATGAGCGGGGCGGTGGGTGCCTTGAAGACGGACGCGATCTTGTTGTAGCCGCCGATGAGCTTGTTGACGATGCCGACGACGAAGACGATGGGCTTGCGGGCCAGCTCCTCCAGGCCCTTCCAGAATTTGCCGATGGCGGCGACGCCTGTCTTGAAGGCGTTGGGGATGGTGACGGTGATCAGGGTCTTGATCGTGTTGAAGTAGGTTGCGACCTTGTCGACGACGGTTTTGATCGTGTCGCGGATACCGTTCCACACGATCTTGATCGCGTTCCAGAGGAATCGGTAGTAGGCCACCATGAAGTCGATAATCTTCTTGATGAACGGCCACGCGGTGTTGACGATCCAGTCCACGGTGGCCTTGATCGCGATCTTGATGGCCTTCCACACGGCGTCGACGATCTTCCGGAAGGTTTCGTTCTTCTGGTAGGCCAGAACAACGATCGCGATCAGCGCCACGATGGCGGCGACCACGATACCGATCGGGTTGGCGGTGAGAGCCGCATTCAGCAACCACTGTGCGGCGGTCATCGCCCCGGTGGCGACAGCGGCGGCGGCCTGCGCAACCTTCTGCGCAATCAGCCCGGCAAGAGCCCTACCGCGAGCCAGGATGCCCGCGTTCTGTGCTCCTGTGTTGACGGCTATGGCGGTGGTCGCCCCGGCAACGGCGGCCGTCTCACCCGCCCGGGCGACGGTGTTCGCGGTGATCGCCGCGGTCTGCTGCCGGGTGGCGAGGAGTTCGGCGACACGGAACACCGGGGACAGAGCCATGGCGACGTTGGCGCCGACCTGCGCAATCTTGTAGGCCACCAGGGCGCTGACCAGGATGGGCAGCGCCTTGGCAAGAAGGTCGGTGTGGTCGGCCAAGAACTTGAGGACCGTCCCGGTGACCTTGAGGCCGTCGGCGAGGGTGTTACCGCCGTTGTCCTTCAGGTCCTTCAGGGCGGGGATCAGATTGTTTTTGATCGAGTCGCCGGCGGGTCCGATGTTGTCGCGGATTGAGGCGAGCGCTGGCCCGGCTTTCTCCTTCAGGTCGTTGAATGTGTCCTTGAGTGCGTTGCCCCAGTCGCGGATCGTGTCGGCGTCGATCGACGCTACGAAGTCCCCGAACTTCTTGGCGGCGTCGTCGAGGAACTTGATCACGGCCGGGCCGTTCTTGTCCCACAGATCCTTCAAGGTGGGCATCACCTTGGTGGTCATGACGGTGACGAGTCTGAGGAAGATAGGCAGCAGTGCTTGCCCGATCGACGCCTTCATGTTCTGGAACTGGGCGGACAGGATGCGCTGCTGGTTGGCCAGCCCGGCGGACGTGCGCGCAAAGTCGCCCTGAGCGTCCGAGGTTTGCTTAGTAATCAGAGAGTTGACGGCCAGGACCTTCTGCTGCGCCGTCAGGTTACCGGTCGCGCCGGAGACAATCTCCTTCAGCTTCCCCTGAGCGTTGATCAGCCCAGCCTGCGCCGACTGCGCCTCCCGGCTGTTCTTGCCGTGCTCCTTGACGGCCTCGTTGTACCGCTTCTGCGCAACGATCGCCTTGAGCTGAGCGGCCCGCACCTTGTCCTGATCGACCGACCCCTTAAGCAGGCCGAGTGACAGCGCCTCGGCCTTGACGTTGGTCTCGTTGAGCAGGACGCCGTACCGTTCGATCGGATCGAACTCGCCACGCAGAGCCGACCCGATCGCGGAGATTGCCTCGGTGGGAGTGGTGTTGGAGAACGACGCCATGTCGGTAGCGGTCTTGGTCAGGCCAGTCGAGAACTTGACCAGGTCCTTACCCGTCAGATTCGCGCCCTTGCCGAAGACGGCGAAGGTGGCGGCGGCGTCCAGCGCTTCCTGCTTTGACTGACCCAACGCGGTGGCGGCGGTGTCCGCGAACTTCTGAATGTCGGCGGCACCCTTACCGAAGATCACCGACACCTTGGAGGTGGTTTCATTCAGGTCGGACGCCGCGTCGATCGACTGGCGGATTCCGGTGACGAGTTTCTTACCGACGATCGCGGCACCGACAGCAACGGCCGCTCCGATCGCGGCGGTCATCCGCTTACCGAACTGGGAGCCCTGCCGTTCGGCTTCCTGGCCCAGGCCCTTCCCGGCCTGAGAGCGGACGTCGGCGGGCAGACCGCGGGCGTCGGCGACAAGCTTGACCCGGGCGGTGGCAAGAGTGTCGCCTTCGAGCGCCATCCCTCACCCCCTCAACCCAAGTGCCCTCTTGATCACGGAGCCGTCTGACACTACCTCTTCCGGTTCAGCCCACAGCCACTCGTCGAAATCGGCTCGGGCCTCCGCCATCGACGGGATCTCCACCTCGGACCCGGCTGCCCGGATCGAGCCGAATACCCCGATGATGGCGGCCATCTCCTTTTCGAGCGCGTCGAGTTGAAGGGCGTAGGACAGCCCACACAGTTGCGCAATGGTCAGCCTGCTGTGAGACCCATACGTGACGCCGTTGTCTCTCCCACGTCGGTCTGGGACGTCCCGCGGGCCTCCTGAGCTTGAATCAGAAACTCCTTGATGTCCGCCCGGCCCCCGGGTACCAGCTCCAGGGCCCGCTGGACGTCCTGGCCCTGACTCTGGCCCCTCTTGCCACGCTGCCTGGCCCGCGCCGGCGAGGGCGAGGCGGCCTTCGATTTCGAGTTGGTGGTCGGCGGCCCAGCGGCAGAGGCGGACGGCGACTCGAAAGGGGTTCCGGAGACGGCCTCCACGATCTTCTCGCCCAGAAGGAGAAGATCAGGGAGTGTCTGCCGGTTGGCCTTCGCCGCCGACCAGAAGGTGTCCCAGTCGTCGTCGGCAACCAAACCCTTCAGATAGCGGGCGGTGGCCTGCATGGCTTTGTTCTCGTCGACGGTTTCAACGTCGGCGGCTTCGAGCATGAACCCGACAAGATCCAGGTCGGACGCCGACGGGTTGACCTTGATGACCAGGCCGAAGTAGTTGAAGGTGAGGTCCACTGGCTCCCGTGGGGTGCCGAGGTCGCCGATCGATCGTGCCATCTATCCAGCCTCCTTGGATGTGATGCGCCCGGCGCATCCCCGTGAGGTGCGCCGGGCCTGGTGCTTCTAGGTCAGGATCAGGTACCCAGCCGGGCGGTGCCAGCGGCGTACAGCTTGAACGGATTACCCGAGGTCGGAACCTCGAAATTGAACACGCAGGGAAGCACCGCGTAGGACGGGGCCTTCTTGAACGAGGCCTTGATAGTGGTGCCGTTGATGCACTGGTAGGCGACCATCCGGACGGTGTGGTCCAGGGATTCCCATCCGATCATGGACCGCACCTCGAATCCCGGTGCCGGGGGGACGTACGAGGACGACAGGGTGACACCGGAGCCGGACACGGTGGCGATGGTGCCGCCGTTCAAGACCCGCTTGACCGCGTTCAGGTGGAAGGACGCCAGGTTGAAGCCGATGCTGCCGGACCGTTCGGTCGTGGACCAGCGAATCGGGTCGAAGAACTCGGCGACGGAAATCGGTTCGATCTTCGTCTCGTAGTTGAGTTCGGAGCCGTCTTCGGTGGCTCCGAGGGGAATCCAGGCGACGGGCCACACGTCCAGGTCGTACGTGGACGCCAGGGCGGCCATGGTGGGTTCGGTCGACGCCAGCGGGGCCCAGAACAGGTAGCCGGGGTCGGTGAGGATGAGTGGTGTTGCGGTGGTCAGCGACATCAGCCGTTACCGCCCTTCGCGTCGTCGGTGTCGGTCGTGTCGGTCGTCGCCGACCGGCGGGGCCGCTTGACGGGTGCGACCGCGGTCGCCTCCAGTTGCTCCTTCAGTGCGGCGTCTCGCCGGGCCTGGCGCTCCTCTTCCTCCGCAGCGGCCTTCTCCGCGTAGGTGCCCGTCGACACCACCACACCGAGCTTGTCCAGTGCCAGCCGCTCCACCGTCGACTTCGGTACCGGCTCGCCCTCGTTGAATGCGCGGGCACCGTCGAAGTGGATCGGGTTCGGCCCGCACTCCCAGGTGCCGTACTCCTCGGCCCGGGCCTTGCGCCGGGCGTCGACGTCCGGGTCGGTGATGATCTCGATGGGCTGTCCCACTTACTGCCTCCTCGGTTGGTTCATGATGCCGCTGCCCGCAGGGCGGGCACCAGGAACGGTCGGGCCGGCAGGTAGCGCGAGCCCTTCTCATGCCAGTACATGTAGAACTCCTGCTGTTCCCAGCTTGTGAGGGCCGCCCATTCTCCCTCGTCGAGAACGACTTCAGTATGAATGCCCGCCGCGCCGGCACCCGTGTTGTGGGGTGCGCGGGCCTTCGCCTGGAGAACCACCGGGTTAGACGCGTCCAGCAACATTCTCCGGGTGTCTCCGCCGGCGAGGAGGTGGTCGATGGCGTCCTCGTGGACGTCGACTGACACGAAACGTCCGACGGTGTCCCGAGCCATCAGGAGGTTCCGTAGTTGAGGAAGCCGGCCATGCGTACCTGGTAGGTGAGGATCGAGACGGTTTCGTCGTCGGTGCGATGGTAGTCGCCTTGACCGCGGGCGATGCCGATGACGAAGCCGCCGCCGGCCAGGGTGGGTTCGGTGCGGAGCAGGGTGCCGACTGCGTCGCCGATCTCGGCGGCGCGGATGTCGGTGTCTTCAACGGGTCCAGGCGGTCGTGCCACGACACGAATATAAACCGCGACCAGGACCTCTTCGGTGACGAGGACTCCGGGCTGTTCGGCGACGCTGTCGCGCTGTTCGAATCGAACGCCTCCGCCGTACACACATTCGGCCTCAACGTTGGAACCCGGGTAGGCGTATTCGACCTGCAAGCCTTCGAGAGGTTGTGCTGGTGCGGTGCGCGCCTGGAGCCGATCGAACAGGGCGGCCTTGGCGGTGTACGCGTACGTCGTCATCGGGCCTCCGTCGTCTCGGTCGGCGGGACACCCTTGAGTACGCCGTCCGCGTACGCCTGGTCCAGGCGTTCCCGGATGTCGGCGGTGGGTGTCTCCTTGCCAAAGTCGAGAGGTTCACCCGTCAGAAACGCGGTCAGCAAGCGGTGAACCCATTCGGGCGCTTCAGAGGTGGTCACGCGAAGCCTCCGCGTTCGGCTTGGTAGCGCTCGTAGACCCCGTCGATTTCGGGGATGCCGACGCGCCGGGCAGACGGAACGGAGAGACGATAGGTGCCGCCGTCGCCGACGGTGAAAGACAGAGCCCGCTGCGGGACGCCGGTGTCGCCCATGGACAGCCGGGACCGGAGCCGGAGCATGGCGGCTTCTCGCAGGTCCTCGGGTGGATAGTCCAGGCCGTGTTCGTATTCGACGATGATCACCGGATCGGGGGTGCCGGTCACCCAGGTGCCGCCGGTGATGACACCAGCCTCGGACACTCCGAGCCCGGTCAGAGACCGGGCAGCCCCGTTGATGGTGACGCCGCGAAGGGCTCGCACGTTGATGTGCGGCAAGGTCAGAGTGGCCCGGCCGGCGGGGACGCGTGCCCGGCCGAAGCGGGGAACGAATGCCTGCCCGCAGATCTCCTCGCACTCCTGCTCGACAGAGATACGCCGGGCGGCGAGTGTCGCGGTCGGATACTTCACCGACGACAGGACCGGTGGCATGGCCCTGGCCTCGGCCAGTCCGAACAGGTAGCCGCCGACGATCTCGATGAAGTCGCGGGCGGTGACAACGGCTCCGCTGATCGTGCCGGTCCAGTCCAAGGTGAGAACGTCTACGGTGGACTGGGCCGGCACGGTGACCTGATAGACGCCTACTGGGGCGGGTCCGGTGGCTGAACCGGACGCGACTACGGTGCCGTCAAGTCGCTTGATCGAGTAGGTGACTGATCCGGATGCAGAGGTCGGGCTCTCGTCCACGTAGAAGGTGTGCGAGAGGATGACCTGTGCGGTGCGGAGCACCCGGACCAGGGTCACTTACTTCTCCTCGACTGCCTTCGATCGGCTCGGCGCGGCCGTCCGGCCGCTCGGCTCGGCGCTGAGGCGGGACTGCCCGGCGTCGGCGCGCTTCGCCCCGGCAACCTTCTTGGCGGCCTCGTCGTCGCCCTCACGTGTCGGTGTATCCACGGAAAGGTCCTTCGGTACGTCCACGCCCGCGGCGGTCAGCGTCTTGGCCAGGCGTTGCCGGGAGTCGGGGTCCTGGCCTGCTGCCGGCACGTCGAAGTTGACCGCTTCGGCCTCGTCTGCCGGTTCGGGTTCGTCGACCGGGTAGTCGGTCTTGCCCGCGGCCCGGCGGGAGGCAACCTCCGGGGAGACCTCCTCGGCCTTGTCCTTGTCGTCCTTCGCTACTGCCATCGAGCTTTCTCCTCCAGGATTCGGGGTATCAGGACCACGGCGGCGTCTGCGAGTCGTCGTAGAGGAAGTCGATCGTGTTGGTGATGTTGGTGTTGGCCGACGTGGTGACCCGGATGAAGCGCCACTGTGCGGGCTGTTTGATGATCTTCGTGGCGACCGTGGAGGTGGTCAGCACAAAGGTGGTGGTGACGTCCACGGTCGGAGTGGAGATGTCCGCGTAGGTGGCATTGATCCAGACCGTACCGTCTACCGAGGTTTCGATCAGGTAGGTACAGGTCGGGGTTGCGCCGGAGGCGTTGATGACACGGATACAGCCGCCCTTGTGTGAGCCGGGCCGCTCCGCAATGTTGGTGGTCACCGCGTTGCCCGCCATCTGCGCACACAGATTCACGAACTCGGGGTTGCGCGCCGACGAGCGCGCCGCAAGCGTTGCCATAGTCAGTCATCCCTTCCGAATGACCAGAGCCGGACGCCTCCAATCGAGGCGTCCGGCTATTCGGATCAGGATCCGGTGAAGGTCGGCGTAACCAGGGCAGCGCCGTTGATCTTCTGCATGCCGTTGGTGTACCGGCGCATCGAGTAGGCGAAGTAGCCGTACAGCACCAGCGTCACGGCCATGTTCTTCGCGCGCGGCTGCTCCGCGCGGATGAACGTCGGCGCTCCTGGGTCTTCCCACAGGTGGGCCTCGTCGGAGGCCACGACGTAAATCTCGTCTTCGGTGCCGCCACCGAAAGCGGTACCGATATTCGCGTCGACCACAACGGCGAGTCCGTTGGGCAGGTAGCCGCGGAAGCCGCGACCGTACTTCTCGGCGGCGTTGACACCCGACTGCTGGGCCGGAATACCCGGCTGAGCCATCGCGGGCCAGGTCGAAACGAGCATGTTGTTCAGCCAGTGCCAGCGCCGCGGGTGCATGACCACCACATCCGGAGTGGCGTAGCCGAGGAACACACCTTCGGCCTGCGCCATGGCTGCGGACAACTTGGGCCACACACCGACAAAGGACACAACGGTGGCGGCGGTCGACTGGGCAACGGCGGACAGGCCGGTGACTGCCTGGTTGAGGATCGTGAAGTCGATCCGGGACGCGTACCGGCGGAACAGGTCGTCAACGGTGACGTCCTCGATGCCGGTGCCCCGGTCGATGGCCTGCCGGGAGAGGTCCTGGAAGCCGGCGGCGGTCTGCACGTTCTCGGTGAGCAGGGTGTCGTCCATGGACACGCCAGCGACCTGGTCGAACTCGGCGGCCTGAAGGTCCACCGAGGAACCGGTGGTGATCTGGCTGATGTTGACCGTCATGCCGTCGGCCGGCAGGTCGTGCTTGTTCATGATGTCGGCGAAGGGCCGCATCGCGGCAACCTTCGGGGCGTACATCTCGGTCAAGTACTGCGGGACGACCAGACCGGCGAATGCTCCGGTGCCGGCGTCACCGGCAGCACGGGTGAGCTGGCCGGAGCGTTCGACGCGCTCCTCCTGCATGTGCCGGGACAGGCGTCCCTCGGCCTCCAGGTCGCGGTGGGCGTAGGCGTTGATGACGTCCTTCAGGAAGCCGGAGCCCTTGCCGGTGTTGCCCTGGTGGTAGGTGCGCTCTTCCTGGCCGACCCGGGCTACCCGGTCGTACGCCGGGCGCGGCGTGACGGTGGTCTCCGGGTTGAAGATTCCGCGCTCTTCGCCAGCGGCCTCGATCTGCTGCTCGGCGGCCTGCGCACGCTTGGCCTTGCCCAGCTTGACGTCGATGCCCTCGATCTCCTGCCGGGCCCGGGTACGGTTCGCCTCGGCCTGGTCGGTGTCGCGGTCCTCGTCGTCGGTGAGGTTGGTCCGGCCGTCGGCGCGAACCTTGGTCAGGATTGAGCGGATTTCGGCGGCCGCGCGGTCGCGCCGCTTGACTGCCTGTTCGCGCTCGATCTCGATCGACATGACAATGTCGTCGATTGTGGGCATGATCGCCCCTCCGGTCATAGGGATACGTCAGGTATGCCCGCAAGCGCTGGAGTCTTCTGCCCGCTTGTCTTGCTGACTGTCCCGGCCGTGTCCCGTCATCCGCGGGGCCTACCAGGTGTCGCCGTCGGTCATCTGCGTCGGGCGACTGTTTCGGTCATGCTACTCGGACTCGTCCGACATCAGAGTGGCCCAGCGGTGGACAAGGCTGGTGCCGGTCGGCTTCGGCTGGTCCATGCGTGCCTGGATCTCCTCGGCAACGAGGCGGCTGACCACGTCCGGAGTGACCGGGCCGGGGTCGGCGACTCCGCCGAGGACGAGTGCGGCGGCGCGTGCCTGTGCCGGGCCCATACGTCGCAGCTCGGCGAAGATTTCCCGCTGACGGGCAGCGATCGAGGTGTGCGGGTTGGCTCCGTAGTTGACGGCCGACACGTCGCCGCGGTTGATGTCGTACGCCTGAATGCGGAACTGGGTGAAGTCCATGTTCCACACACCGTCGGTGATGTAGAAGGCGAAGGACTGTTCCTCGATGGTCTCGTCCTGGATGGCCAGGACGAGGTCCTTGGCGTCCTGGCGTTCGGGGTTGAGCCAGGCAATGTCCTGGAGACCGTTGCGGTCGTTGGACAGCTCCAGGGTGCCGTTCTTGGTGGACGCCAGGGCGAGGCCGCCGTGGTTGGCGAGGAACACGACGTGCGGCTTGGCGGCCAGGGTGGCGTCGCCGGCTCCGGCGACCACGATCTCGTCGTAGGGGCCGAAGTCGTCGCACATGGCGTAGGGGGTGTCGTAGACGGAGGCGTAGCCCTCGACCCGGTAGAAGATCTTGCCGTCGCGCTCGACCTGCTCGGACCGCATCTGCGATTGGAATGGAAGGCGTCGTTCGGCGGTCCCCAGAGCGAGCGTGGCGGCTCCGCGGGTCTCGGCGTGCCCGTTTACCCGGGTGAGGGCGCTACGACGTGCCAGGGCGGCCTGGACGGCGTCGGCGGGCGCAGCCGGACGCTCGCGCACCTCGACCTTCCGGGCCTGCCGGGCGTCGCGCTCTTGACGGCGCAACTGGAAGGCCGTCGTCGAGAACGGTGTCGGCGCGGGCGCTTCCCGGCGAGACTGATACCGGTAGCCGTACTTCGACACGTCGAACCGACGCGCCATCAACTCGGCGTCCGGGTCGTGGGTGCGGGCGGCGTACACGTTGTCGGCCAGGCCGAGCTCGACGGATTCCTCGGCGAAGGCCCAGGTCTCGTCGAGCATGAGGAGCCGCCAGTCCTGCGGGTCGCCCCCGGCCTTCCGGGCGTACATGCCGGCAATGTTCTGCGACTGCCGGTCGAGGAAGGTTTGCATCTGCCCGTGGTCGGCGGCGTTGCCGTCTTCGAGGGCCGACGCGTCGTGGATCATCATCTGGCTGCCCGGCATCATCACGACCTCGTCGCCGGCCATGGCGATGATCGACGCGGCGGACGCCGCGATGGCGTCCACGTAGGTGGTCACTCTGGCCGGGTGGGACAGTAGGGCGGAGTGGATGGCAATGGCGTCGAATACCGAGCCGCCGGGCGAATTGATCCGGATGGAGATCGACGGTGCTGTGATGGCCTGGATCTCCGTCACAAGCTGATCTGCCTGGACGCCCAGCGATCCGCCGATCTCGTCGTAGATCAGGACTGTTGCCGGCTCCTCCTGGCCGACGGTGCGGCCTTCTGTGTCGGCACGCACCTCGTACCAGGGCAGTCGAAGGTTCGTCAACGCGTCCGGGTCGATGTGGCCGCCGCCGGACTGGCGGCGTGCCTGATCGACGATCCGGTCGGCGGTCCGGTCAACGCGACCCTCCAGCCGGCGAAGGTGGATGCTGGTCGTCATTGCTCCTCTTCTCCGTCTTCGCCCTTATCTTGCCCGGGCGGCTTGGCCCCTGGTGGTTTGTTGCCTCCGCCGCCGGGCGCGGCGGCCTTCTTTGCCGGGAAGAACTTCTCGACCTCGGCCTCCTGGGCCGGGGTGTACTTCGGCCGGTTGTCGAGCTCCCGGGCCTCGGTGACGGTGATCTGTTTGGCTTCCAACTGCGACTTGATCATGTCCTGACGGGACTGCGAGTCCATGCGGAGCAGGGCGTCGGTGTTCAGCTTCACGTACCTGGGTTGTGGCAGGAGCCGCTGCGACCAGTTGTGCTCGCGGCGGATGACGGTAGGGCCGAGGTGGTGAATCAGAAATTGCAGGTTCCGCTGGGTGATGTTGGCGTAGTTGATGGTGCCGCCGCCTGAGGCGGCTGCGCCGTCGATCATGTCTGCTGGGCAGCCGAAGAAGCGGCAGATTTCGGGGACGGACGACTTCCGGCCCTCCAACCATTCAATACCGGCATTCTCCGCCTGTATCAGGTCATACTCCCAGTCGTTGCCGGTAACGAACAAATCGCCACCTTCAACGGAAGAACGCCAACGGTCCTTGATCGCGGTGGCGTCACCCGGCTTGATTGTCTTCTGCGTGTTCCGCAGACGCGCCCGCGGCACACCGCCCTGACCGAACCAGGACATCGCGAACTTCTGCATGGACATGGCCTCGCCGATCGTCCACGCCGCATACGCGATCGGCGACAGGCCGAGAATCATCCCCGAGACGGGGAACTGGCGTTCGTGCCACACCTGCTCCGGCTTGTACTCGACCCCGTTGATCATCCAGCGAACCACCCCGGTACGGCTGACCCGCACCGAGACGGCCCGCGTGTTCTGAAGTTCGATCACCCGCGGCAGGCCGGTGTACGGGTCGCGCTCCAGAATCAGGCCGACGGCGTTGCCGGTCCGGTCGAGGTCGGACTGACTTGCCCAGGCCCAGTCGTGCCACGGCCATTGGTCACCGCCGGGCGTGACGAAGATTTGCGGCTTCTTCTTGACCTCCAACGCGAGACCGTCGTGGTCGCGGAACACGTCGACCGGCAGAGTGGAGATGTGGTCGGCGCGAAGCCGGACGCACGCCCATACGGCCGACTGCCGAAGAGCGGTGTCCTGGTTGACCTCGACGGCTCCGGTGTCGCCGCGAGTGCGACGCAGAATGCCGCCCTGATAGTCGAGCTGCGAGTCGCCGGCGTCACGAACCTGCCGATTGCGCCGCCACAGACTCATCGGGCAGCCTCGTCACCAGCGTGCCGGCGGCGCACAACCGGCACGGCCAGAGCGGACCCGATCAGGATGAGCGCACCGGAGACAGCCAGCGCGGCACCGCCCAGATACGGCCACAGGTAGAACGCCAACCCGGCGGCTACCAGCAACAGGCCCAGGACGTCCAGCGCGGTGGTGATGTGCTCCCGCATCCGCCGCCCCTCCTAGTAAACCGATTCGAGGACTTCGTAGTCCTCCGGGGCGTGCATCTCATATCCGTGCATCGCCATTGTCGCCGCATACAGCGGCGACAGATTCGCGCCGTTGCCGATCCGGGCGTAGACGAATGTGCCGTTGGTCGGCGAAGACAGCTTACGTGCTGTGGCTATCGCGGTGTCCAGGGAACGCTGGCCAAGGTGCCTGACTCGGACGGGTGGTGCCACGTCGGGATCGTAGCCCGCTTGCCCGGTGGCGTCGTAGAAGCGGGAGCATGCGGCCGCCACCTCCAGGCCGTTCGGGGTTTCGACGGTCACGCCGGCGGCGATCAGCGGGGTCAGCAGAGATCGGGCCGGTGATTTGGGGTCGAGGACGACGGCCACGGGTTCGTGGTTCTCGATCAGCTCCATGAGCCGGGGCTGGAGCCAGTCCAGATCGGATGTCCCGGCGGGGATACGACCACCGGGCTCGATGATTTCGATGTGCCAGTCCCGGTCGGCGCGCCGACCTGCCGCAGC